AACTTCGCGCACATTTGGTGTGGTGATGCACAATGGTGCGTTGTTGGTTCCCCGTCATGCACTTGTGGAAACTGGAGCTACTGAGATTCGTATGATTCGAAAAGCACAGGTACCATGGAGTGTGACGATTGGATTGGATAAAGTAAATGTTAAAATGATTACCGGAAAGGACTTCGCCGTTATATACAGTGCGAAGATCCAAGGACGGAATTTGTTGAAACATTTGCGTGATAAAGAAAGTGACACTAGTTACTTCTTTTCTATGAGTACTATGGGTAGATATGTGTATCGTGATGGTGAACGAACACACATAGATGAAACCCGTATGTCTTATAGTCCAAGAATCCATACTACTCGAGGAGGAACATTTCCTGGATGGCAGTATCGTTTACGAGAGCCTTCCTTCCAAGGAGCTTGTGGTGCCGCTCTACTTGTTATGAGTGGGCGCCGAGCTGTCTTTGGAGGAATTCATCTTGGTGGACGAGGCAACACAGGAGGTGGTGGTTCTTTCACAGCTGAGGATTTTGACGAAGCCCGAAAACACTTTGAGCACTTACCCGATCTGGCGGATGCAGGGAAGTATCAAGAAGTGATTGAGGGAGAGAAACATGCTGATTTAGGTGCAGAAATACCCAAAACTCACCCGATTAACTTCGTGGCGATTGATGGGCCCGTAGAAGTTCTAGGCACCGCAACTGGAGAGTGCACAGCATATTCCTCTGTGAAACCCACTATGATTTCGCATTCTGTTACCCGAGTGACAGGGATTCCGAATGAGTGGGGGGCGCCGAAGTTGAATCCATGGTACAATGCCTACCATTTGGACTTGACAAAGAGGGGATCCCAACCCAAGGGATTCAAAGTGAGTGAGCTGCAGGCGGCAGTGTTGGACTTTACGACTACATTCGTTTATGAGTTTAACAAGGCTTCTCCTTCTGTGAAGGAGTCTCTCATTCGCGTGCCTTTGAATAGATATGAAACATTATTCGGTGTGGATGGTGTTTCCTTCATTGATAGGATGAAGTTTATCACGGCCATCGGTTGGCCATTCAAAGGTCCTAAGAGCAAGTTCTGTATATTGGATGAAAACGGTGAGATTATTGATTTCCAGCCCTGGGTGTGGGAAGCTGTCTTTAAGGCGAAAGAAGCTTTACTAGCCGGGTTTCGGATCAATGCCACCTACAAGGCACAGATCAAGGATGAGATCACCAAGTTGTACAAAGACGATGGGTCCGAGAACGACAAGGTGAGGATTTTCACTTGTGCTCCTATTGTGCTTCAAATCTTGCTGCGAATGTATTTTCTTCCAGTGGCAGCTCTGTTATCAACTTTCCCGTTGGTGTCTGAGTGTGCTGTTGGAATTAATGCTTCCGGGCCGGACTTTGACGAGCTTATTCGTCATTTAGCCCCCAGCAAGGACACGAAGCTCATTGCCGGAGATTTCTCTAAGTTTGACATTGGAATCTCTGCTGATGCAATGGGAGCCGCTTTCCAGGTTATGGCGAACCTGGCTGAGCGCTGTCTTGATTACAGCAAGGAGGATCTTCGTATGATGTCCATGTTGGCAAATGAAGTGATGAACCCAGTGGTTGCGTACCATGGGGCATTGCTGCAGTTATCTGGTTCTAATCCTTC